GCTTTCGTTTCGACGCTTATCAATTTTACTTTCATGTTTAATCATTTTAGCATACCATGTTTCTTGCTTGGTATACCAATCAGGGTGTTCTTTTGCTCTTTTTATTAATTTTTTTGCTGCTTTTTTGTCTTTCATGGTGAACTTTAAATCCAATCCATTCGTTGATAACGTAACTAGACCTGATTGGATATTGATTCCAAAAGAGCAAAAATGAACGCATCGTCTGAGTTTCCCCAGTGCGTTCGCTCTCTTTTAAAAGATCCAATAGTTCTATATCACTATTTATTTGTGTGATCATATAAAGCCTCAAACAACTCGTCTGCTAGGTCGTCAATATCTTCACCTTTAGGATCTGCTTCAAATAAGAAATCCTTTGGGTTCTCTCTCTTCTGTTTAAAGAGATCATTTGCTTGACGCGAGATATGCTTTGGTATCGAAATTTCCTGGAGAAACTGTTCCTCCGCAGAATCCGATGTCTTTGAGGTGTCTTGACCCGATTTTGTCATAATAGCAATCGAAAATGTTTACTTTACTACCCATTACTATATCATAATGATCTGAGTAATGCTCTTCTCCCTTTTTCATGTCTAGGTAATGGACTATACATGCGTTTGTTGGAAGTTTCTTATTATTGGCAGCAGATCTCTCACAATTGTGATGTAAGATAGTCACAGTGTACTTATCTTTTACCTTTGCAACCTCTTCGTTGCTTTCCCAGATCATCCTCTATTTCCCCATTCAATTGAAGGGAATGCTTCAGATACCACTTGCTTAGTAATTCTATACTTTGCTTGTAGATCCTTATTACATGCAGCAACTAGCATATTTGCTTCATCTTGGTGTAATCCCTCTAATAACTGCACAAAGAGTTGTTCTCTCTTCATACCTTTAATAGAAGCATCGCCACCTTTGAAGAACCTGTATAATCCACGATATTCGTGAACTAGACGAGTATGCTCTGTTCCTGCAGGAGCATCATTTGGTGTAAAAGGAACTTCTCCATCTGGTAGGAGAAATTTTAAAGATTCATCAAAATTGATGATTAAGATTGCACGTAAAGCATCTTGATTATACTCTCGGAGTAAATCTACCTTTTCCTTCTTTGTCTTCGCTGAGGAGACTTTTTGAAGGATTTCGGTCACTAATGCATCACTTGGTAATTTTCTTGGTGCCATTTCAAGTCACTTTTTTACTATTGTATCATACTTCGTCGTCATCGTCAACCAGTTCATCTGGATCTGGAAATCTGACAGCGAGAAGTTCTTCGTTAATGTACGATCCTGTCCCATCTAAGAACTCAGGATGTAAATTATCTAGTTGTCTCTTATATGTATGCTTCGCAACAGCCTCGTGATATTGCCAACCAATAACTCCCCCTAATAACAGAGTTATGAACATTCCTACTCCAGAAAAGAAGAGTATTACACTAGTTTCCATTGAGTTCCTCCTTACGTATGTCTATTCTAATACGTACCCAACGGTCTAGTAAACGGAAGGTACGATCAATCCAACTTGGTTTTACGATCCTCCTTCTCGGTAACATTATCTCTATACCCCTATTTAGAGCGAACTCTTCTGGACTTTTTATCTTTGTATTTTTCAGCATCACTAAGAATTGATTTAAGGTATTTTCTGATCTTTCTTGCTTCGGATTTCTTCCAATTTGGATATGCTTCCTTAATATCAGAATGACCTCCTTCTATTATAAGATCGAGGTCGTCAAGTGTTATTTTGATGTTTTTAGCAGTTCCACACTCTAGGAAATCTGCCACGTCACGTTTTGTCAATTGGTTATGGGTCAAATAGTCGTACATTTTAAAAGTATGCTTGTGTGCAAACATTGCGTCATTGACAACGTTTTCTACGAGATCAATGAGTACGTCTTCTTTATCCATCAGACCATGTTGTGTTCTTTGAGGTATTTAACAGTTTCTGTGCATCCACCGAGTTTTACTCCGTTACACATAACTTGAGGAAATGTGGAATTTCCTCCAAATTCTTCATAAAAGGCATGTCGGTCAAAATGTTGATCTAACTTATATTCAACAAATTTAAACTTTGCCAAGTTTAGTATTTCGCATACTTTGGTGCAATATGGGCATCCGTCCTTGGAATAGACTGTAAAGTTCATGGAGTGAAAGTAGAAACAAACGCAAGTCCGATTAATAAAACACAGAGACCACCTAGTACCTTATAGTACTTACGAATTGGTGTTCCGAAGTATTGTTGTCCTATCATTAAACACTTATGTGCAGGTGATAGTAAATATCCAGAATATTCTGTTGCTAAAAACCAGACCAAATATTTATCACCAAAAATCAGCACCAAAGCACTTGTCATACCTGCATACTTACCAGATGACCCCATAATCCATGCTGCAAGTGTTGAAACGATAGTAACAGGTATAATCATGCTAGGATCTGCTGACTGAAGGTATGCCATAACAGGTGCTTTGATGAGACCTACGACACCACCCAATGCAAGCACTATTGTTGAAATAATGGCAAACTGTTTGTTGATATATTTGCCCCAATTCCAATCTTTACACAACCATGCATAGTAACAACACATAGCACCAAACCAAGGGAAAAAGAATATTGCTCCTGCTTTACCCACACATAGTAAGAACCATAGTGTTGCTATAAATGGTGCCCAACCTCGTAATGCTCTTTTCCAGTCAAAATCACGAATATTGCTCATATCGGGCAAAACCGATCTAGGATTTACTCTTGTAAAAATATACCACCACGTATATCCAAGACATATGAGTAAAAAGGGAAAAGTATGACGTAGCATCTCTCCGTAAGTGATTCCAAGTGCTGCCATCGGTAATATGATGGTTTTCTCTAATGGAGACCACCAGTAATAGTGATGTGTACTCAAATAGTCGATAATACCAAACTCACTCCTTTTCTTCTTGTCAGGAGGTGCTATAGCGTCCAGTAAGGGTGCTGAAAGAGCAACTCTGCCAGGTATAGGCAAAACACCGCCTAAAAGCGATGTAATGATAATCATAATGCGATTATCCTTAATATATCGTTTTGCTAAAGAATACACATCGTCTAAAACGTGATATTGACGAATGTACCCTCCTAAAATCATTATTCCGAAGATGTAACCCATATAGAGTTCCTTCTTCGCAATACTTGCTAAAATTTCCATAAAAGACCTATGGGTAAAAAATTACCCGAATTTTTTTTCCGACTTTCTGGGGACCAAAAAGCCGAATCTCCTGAGAGAATTATAGTATATTATTTCTCTGGTGTCAACAGTTCTTGTTAAGATCCTCTGCCATGTTACCACCTATGTCAGCACCTTGGTTACCACCAAACATTGCTACCCATCCTGCTGCTACCCATCCTACGAATGGTATAGTGCTAAGAGTAGGAGCAGCACTAGCACCAATTGATGTGCCTACTAAACGTCCTGTGCCTTCTGCACTTCCGATTGCTTTAATACATGCTTCACTTTTTCGGGCAGCAGTTATCTCTGCTGCTTCACCTTGTGTCAAACCTGGTTGTCCATCTAACCACGATCTATGATTCGATACTGAACCACCTTGGTTGATTGCACCATCCATGAAGTACTCTTCAGTAACCTGAGTTGTCTCTGTTGCTAATCCTAAGAAACCACCCTTCTCTTTAATATCCTTAGTAATGAATGCTGTCTTCGGATCATTTGCACTGTAACTGATCTTATATCCATTCTCATCTGCTGACACCACATATGAGGTGTAAGGTCCTACAGGTATGTCTAGGTTAGGTAACTTACTATCCTTTCTGTTGGCAATCATGCCAATCATACCAATATGAGAGAGACCAAGCACTCCACCCAGACCTAGGGCAAACCACTTGGTTAAATTTATTTTCTTCTTTGGTTTTGGTTTGACTTCTGTGCCAAACATCGCTTCATCCTGATCCATCATGTTAGCAATTACTAACAGTATATATACTACCAATCATCTTCTGAGTCCAGAGACTGCTGATACTCCATATTATTCTTACAATATGCGTGAACATCCATCTCCATTTTCTGATGAGCACGAGTGTGAATTACTTGTATTAGTCCTAGTGATCCCACAAGACACAGGTTTATAACTGTTAGTGGGTGAGTAATATATTTCATCA